ATGTCCAGCTGCACCGCCGATGCGGCATACTTTCCGTCCACCTCCACATCGACATGGTCGGTCTCGTCGATCACCGAGGCATCCGTTTCCTGGACCTCTTGGGTTGCCTCCAGGACGAAGGGTTTGCCCCGGATTGTCAGTTTGGTGACGATACAAGTTTGGCTGCCGGCATTGCGGAGGATGATCTGGCTGGCACCGGGTTCCTGGGCGGTATCGGGTGTGGATCCGTTGAACGAAACCAGTTCCAAGCTTCCGCCGGAGTATGCGATATCATACAGGTCGTTCTGGCCGATACCCGGAGCCTGGACATCCGTCGCATACGGGTACTCCTCGCCGGTATCGGGATCCTGATAATTGAGGCTCGCCACGCCCGTCCCGGGATATGTCGCCCCTGGTGCGATCTCGATATGGCACTGCCCGAGATCCGCATTCCATTCGGTGGTGTCACGGAATATGGTCCTGGTGGAGCGATGCACATACACATCCACTTTCCCGGTCGCCCGGGTGCAGGACACCTCGTTGTACGTCGGCTTGATCTTCCCCAGGACCCCGGACGCCTTTTCCCCTACCGCCACGGAAGGATCGGCGACAAAGGTCCATTCGGATTCCCATCCGGTCCAATCGGCATCCAGGAAGGATCGGAACCTCAAGCGTCCCAAATGGTCGAAATACATGGCCGCAGCATACGCATCGCGCAGCAGCTTCAATTCGTTCCAAACGGTGTTGTCCCCCAACTCAACGATATCCTTCACATGCGGGATCGCAGAGACGTCCAAAGCCGTTATCCCCATCTGCGAGGCGAGGCGGTGCAGGATCGAATTGTCCGGATCCGAAGGATCGCAGACCTTCAGGCCGGCATACACGGCCTTCGATGGATACCGCTTCACCCCCTTCGAACGGGTAAGGTCCACCAGTTCCATGGACACCACATCGTCGGTCACGAATCCGAACGTCCGGGACATGCCCTGGGGAGACACGTATCCGGTGAACATCTGGACCCACGACTGCCGGTCATGGGAGAACAACACGACAACGCTTTCTCCCGCGAACAGGCCCTCAACATATTCGCCGCGGTTCTTCAAGATTATCGTCCACTTTTGGAAATCGGTGCTCGCGGAGCACTGGAACTTCAGGGGAAAGATGTCGACCTGGGAACCCGCATGGATGATTGAGACCTTAAGGTACCGCGCGTTGCGGTCCTTCAAGGCCTCCACCATGGATTGCTGCATGGGGATAGCGTATCTCATAGGCCACCTTGCACGAACGAGACGGATCCGCCGTTGCCCATGTAGGCTTCGACCGCACGCACGAAATATTCGCCCAACGCCGCCAGCCCGCCATCGCCGATGACATTGCCCTGGATGGTCTGATGGTATTCGATCCGCACCGAGTTCACCGATGTGGAGGATCCCGAGGCGGATGAGGTCCCTCCCGTATAGGACGAGGCGGCGCCCGTCAGCGAGGCGGCATCGATCTCCGCCAGGTGGCCGGCCTCGAGGTCGCGGTAATCCATCGAATTGATCTTCACCCCAAGCCATCTCAGGGCCTTTCCCAATCCGTTTATGACCGCCGCCACCCCGTTGTACAGCAGGTTGAATATGGTGATGAATCCGTTGCCCACCGGGCGCAGGACCGTGTTGTACAGCCACACGAAGGCATCTCCTACATATCCGGTCACCACGGCCAACAGCTCGAACACCGGTGCCAGGATGAACCCGATCGTCCTGCCGATGATGGTGAGGATCCCGATCAGTGGGGAAAGGATGCGGTCGATCAACGGGGAAAGGACCTGCATCATGCCAGAGAATATGGTCGAAAGCGGAGACAGGATCGCCTGGAAGGATCCCAATGTCCCCAAACTGCCGGCAATGGTGGAGATGAACGATCCCAGGGTTCCCTTGGCATCGGCGAATAGCCCTCCCAGTTGGGAGGATCCGAATTGTTCCTTCATGGAGGAGATGAATTTCGACAGGAAGCCGGTCGTCTCCCCATTCGGGCCAGGTTTCGTTCCTTTCCCGGTGATTCCATCGACCGTCGCCGACACGTCGATCGCGCTATCGGCACGCAAGGTCTCCATCATGCGGCTCCAAGCTCCCAAGACCTCCTCGCGCCAGGTGGGATCCGTGATTCCTTCCAGAAATCCTTCCATGGTCTGGTTGCCCAGCGTCTCCATCAGCTTGGAGGGGGAATGGATGTCCAACGTCTCCCTGGCGGTCTCTGGAACCAGGTTGAAGGTATCCTGCAACCAGCGGACGAAGCGGTTCGAACGCACCGATTCGTTCAAGCCATGCAGGAACCCGCCGATCGTCTGTTCCCCGGCTTCCTTGGCTGCCTTTTCCGCTTCTGCGGCTGCTTGGGCAGCCTGTGCGGCGAATTGCCCGAAGGTAGTACCTGTGTCGGACGGATCTCCAGCCGGTTGGAACAACGAAGACATCGTGGAGACCATGTCGGCCCAACCCTGCTGCAAGGATTCCTTGGTCCGGCTCCAAAATCCCCCAGTCACGTCGACCGAGTCGATGCCGCCCTTGATCCCTTCGGCCAGATCCGCCCCGACCCGGTTCCCATCGGTTGCAAAAATCGTCCTCAAATCCCCGATGACGGCATTTGCCCAAGCATGGAAAGGTGTCCTGGCTTCGTCATCGATATCGACCTGGCCGAGCCATCCAGATATCTCCGAGAATACCGGCGCCCACTCCCGTTTGAGTCCCTCGATCCACCTTTCTCCCAGGCGCAGGTTGATCACGATGTTGAAGGCCAACGCTCCGGCGGCAGGAGATCCGGTGAAGGCCCCGATACCGATTCCAGCCGCCAAAGCGGCGACCATGTTGGTACCGAAAGCCTTCCAATCTCCGCTTCCAGCGGCTTCAATCAAGGAGACCGCGACACTTACCGCCGCAATGGTGCCCGCACCACCTATTGCCCGGCCGGCACTGAGGAATCCGGCGGATGCGAACGCACGGGAAAGACCCACCCACAATGCCGAGGTCGCCCCGGACAGTAGATGCAAGCCTACGGCGAGCACCACGCCTGTCCTGAACAGGTCGGCGCCGACTCCCAGGGCATCGGACCAGTCTCCGGTCTCGAATCCCTTCTTGAGTGCCTCGTATGCACGTCCCCCGAGTTCGATGACGAACCGTACCACCGGGGATTGGTTCACGATGGAGGACAATCCCTCTAGCGCGTCCCCCGCGTGCCTGGCGGTGATGGCGATCACTTCCCCGACGAAGGAGAATATCGCACCTATCTTCGGAAGCACACCCATGGCCCACGAAGCCCACCGGACCGTGGTGCCTATGAACCGCTCGAATGCCTCCGACTCCATGAAGTTGTTCAGTTTGGTGATCGCCGTATCCAACACCGAGGAGGCTAGGGGCCGCAGGGCATCCCCGACCTTGATGGCCGTCAGCGACAGGGTGTCCTTGAGGGTGGACCATTTGCCGTTGAGGGTATCGGCCTGCTTCTCCAGCATGCCCGCGAACTTGCCGCCTTCCCCGGTGAGGTCCTCCATGGCGTCCTGGACATCGGAAAACCCGATCTTGCCGACGCTGATGAGCTTCTGCACCTCGGCTGTTGTTACACCGAGACGTTTGGCCAAGGCATCGAGGATCGGTACCCCGTTCTCGGTGAACCGGTTGATCTCTTGCAGCGAGGCCTTCCCCTTCGCCTGAAGCTTCCCGTACGCCGAGATGAGCAATCCGAACTTCTTCGAATCGCCCATGGCCAGGTCCCCGATCATCTTCAGCTCGGTACGGACATCCTTGGCCTCGGTACCGAAGGCCATCAGCTGTGTAGCCCCTTCGGATATCGATTCGAAGGACAACGGGGTCTTTGCCGCGAACTCCTGCAGCTCGGCGAGCACCTCCCTTGCACTCTGGGCATCGCCAATGAGTGTCTCGAACCGTACCGAAGTCTGTTCGAACGCAGCGGATTTCCCCAACGAGGCCATCATGGCAGTAAAACCGGCGCCGACGGCGACCAAGGCAGATCCAAGCCCGATACGTACGATGGATCCCAATACGGAATCCAGCCTGGTTCCCGCCGACGAGGCATCCTGCAAATCCCTGGTGACATCCTTGATGGCCTTGGAAGCGAGATTCTTACCGTTTATGACGATGTTGACTTTCGATGGCATCCTTCATCTCCCGGTTGCGCAACTCATTCCATCGAGAACGCACCACATCCATTACCGCCATGTCGATCGCCGGCTGTTCGAGCACCCCCCCTGCGTACAACATCGTGCGGTAGGTTCCCTCCCCATCCAGCATGCGCACGCAATCGCGTACCCAAGGCCCCCACTGCTCAAGCAGGTCGGCCGGATTCCTTCCGTCGGGAAAGGGATCGTCTAGTTCGAACTCCGCTCCGCCGTGGACCCATCCGGTGACGTCCCGGATATCCCGGAGGTCCGCTTGGCTAAAGGGTCGTTGAACCGCTGCACCACCAACGCTATCTCGCCGGCGATCTCAGGGGCCTGCATGATCTCCTCTACCAACTTCGCGTCCATATGGGTGGTGCTCTCCTCCTCGCAGAAGTTGTGCTCGGCCACACCATACAGTATCTGCAGTTTCACGATTTCCGCCGCCGGGGCGAACTGGACGTCCATGAGCGCCTCCAGCTCCTTCTCGTCCAACAGGTCCACAACCAGCGCGTCGGGATTCGTCTCTGCCTGTCCCCTCAGCTTCTGCGTCGCCTGGGCCAGGGCGGACCGCTTGACCTTGGAGAGCGCGGCGATATTCGCCGCTTGGATCCGGTCGTTCTCCTCCACAGAGAATTTCCGTGGCTTCACCCAGAACCCTTCCACGCTCTTCAGCTCGGTCTTCTCACCGATACGCTGCCGGCTGATGTGTTTTTGCCAATCCTTCATGCCCACCCTCCGACCATGTGGACCTGCAGGTGGTCCTCCGCCCCGGACGGATCCACCGCTTCGAATGAAAGCGACTGCTCCAGGCTATTGTCCCCGGCGCTCTTCGAGTCGTCGGTGTACTGCACATACGGCATGTCCAGGACCATCATCGAACGGATACCGTCCGCGATCCGGCGACCGACAAACCGCAGCTGCACCGAGGTCATGTCGTTCGACAGGTTCTTCTTCCGTTCCTTCTCGCTTGAGGGATCCGCGCCATCCTCGCCCACCGAGAGCGTCATGCTGCCGGTTACGGAAAATGTACCGCGGACATGGGTGGCCTTCATCAGCGACCCTTGGCAATATCCCTCGTCGTCGCTGTGGTTGTTCGCTACCGTCACCGACACGTCCTTCACATAACAATGCTTCTGGCCGGCGATCAGGGTTTCCCCCTCGTTGAACTTCATGACATCCAGATCGTCCGCCGACAGGCCGAGCGAGATCGGCTCCTGGGAACCGATTACCTTCAGGAGCATGAGGGACCAGCTCGCCTTGGCCTTCGCCTTCAAATCCGCGCTGATCGTTGCGCTGTCGACGACCGCACCGCTGCCCAGACGATTGTCCCCGTCCCCGTCCACTTGGATGGAGAAGGTCGCATTCTCGGTATTCGTGTAGTTCGGCTTGAAGATGCGCAGCTTGACCGTCGAGGCCGGCGAGGTGAAATGCAGCGGGACCGGCCGTCCCTTCGCCTGGGCATACGCGACCGGTACCGGCACCTCCGAAGCCGCGGCGGGATCCCCGTACAACAGCGTGGCGGTGTACCCGCCGAAGCCGTTGACCGTGTCGATCAGATTGCCCAATGTCAGCGCGGTGAGGTCCAATACCCCCTGTGCTCCGAAAGCCGGATCCGGCAGCTCTTCGCCACGGTTTCCGATCCGGGCGGAGAGGCTTTTCCCATCCCCATCAGCCGCCACCACGCACGAGTCCTCGCCACCGGTATAGGTGATGAGGATCCCGCACCCCACCGCGACCGGTTCGGACATGCTTCCCATCAAGGAATGGAGCATCATCGCCAACGCTGGACACACGGTGAGATTGGTCGGCATCTCTGCCGAGTAATCGATCGCATCAAGATCGTATCCCGCCTGGGAATTCCGGCCGGTGATCACATCCTTGGATGATTTGGTGGGTTTCTCCACCAGATAGCCGAAATCCGTCATCGCCAACCGTGCCGTGCGTGCCACTGCGGTTCCCGCTTGTGTCTCCATGCCTCCCATCGAGGCCTTCATAAACCCTTTCTTTGGTGCCATTCGTTACCCCCTGACCACCGAAGCCTTGCATTCCAGCTGCAGGCTCGCCATCTTTTCCGTCGTGCTGCCCAACGAGAAGTATTCGACCATCCCGATCGAGATATCCCAGGAATTCTCCAAACGGTCGTGATCGAGGAACAGCGAACGCAACGCGTCCGCGTAATCGATCAGATCGTTCGTGTTCGCTTCCCCATCCGGTCCGTTGACAAACACCGCCAACTCCACTCCCAGCAGGTCGTCCCCTACGCACTGTCCGGCGTCATCGAGTTCCGAGGATGTGGGAAACACCAGCACCATCGGCCGCTCGTACTTGCTGTTCGAATAGTCGGAGTTCTTCCGCACCGTCCTGAACGGCATGAGACCCGGTCGTGTATGCTCGGCGATCCTCGTTTCGATCAAAGCGACGATCTCATCGAGGGTGGCATTGGTGGTGAACCTAGTCTCCAAGGTTGTGCCTCCTGAATTCCGTCTCCATCTGACTCGATGCAGCCTTCACATCGATTTCCCTTGCCCGAGCCCGCCTGATTGCGATATCGAACCACGGCCGGGCCTCCACCTTGATGACACCCCGGTAGAAGATCTCCTTCCCGTTGATCTCGAACCGGAGCGCAAGACCCTTCATGGGTTGGATAAGTGCCCCGCGGTGCTCGTAGATCGACGACAGGTTCCCAGCGTACAGAACCGCGCGCGGTTGTCCCCTCCGCTGCCTGTACCAGATGGACCTGCGGTATTTTCCGGTACGTTGCGTAAAGGTACGCTCCTGTTCCTTGCGGGCCTGTTGCTTCAGGCTGAGCGCCATGGCCCCGACCACACGGGAAACGACCCCCTGGTCGGCATCGAATCCCCTCAGCTCCCCGATTATCCGGGTATCGATCGCTACTTGCCTTCCCATCACATCACCGCCAGCCGCAGACCGCTGAACACCCCGTACACATCGGCCGAGAGCCTCAGCTCGTAACTGAGGTTCGACCCGTCCGACATCGACTTGGACGATACGCCGTAGGAATTGTCCATCTGCCGGTTCCAAGCCGTCTGTATGGCCTCGAGACAAGCCTTGCGGATGTCGTCCGGCATGGTCTCCATCGCATACCCGCCGGTGTAGGAGATGCGGACGTTGTGCATCCCCTCGGCGAAAATCCCGCCGTACCGGGTGACGATGCCGCTGTGTTCCTCCACATGGTATTCGGATGGATCCAAACTCTGGTTGTCGAACACATGGCGATCATCAATGACGACCGACTCCACCGAGAGTACGGGAACGACCGGCAGGTATATCCGTGCGGTTCCGAGCCCGTCGGCGATATAGACGCGCTCCCGCCGGATGATCTCGCGTCCGGCGACCGCAACGGCCCGGCTTGATATCCAGTTGATCAGTCCCACCACCCGATCCTTCTGAGCCTCCTGGTACCCGAGCATCCCGGCCACATATTCCCAGCTGACAAGCGCATCCCCATGCAAATCCACCACACATACCTCCAAGGCCGGGGGTGGACCGCCAAGTCCACCCCGACCGATCGCATCACGCTACCGGAGAGAGCGCCGGATGGCCCAGCACCGCCATGGCGTACAGGGTGACATCCGCAGCCAACACTCCCTCGACCTCGTAGTCGAGCCGGGTGTACTTGGCATCCCCGATGTACCCGAGGGTGACCACCAGGTCGTTTCCAAGAACGGCGTCCGCGACAACCGGATCACCGACCACCTTGTTCGCAGGCACTTCGGTGAATGCGATCCCATCCTCACTTTCGAGGAGCACCGTCCTCACCGTCTTGTCAGCTGCGTATGCGCCGGCACCAATCACCGCGGCGATGGTCACCGCCTCGAATCCCGTCCGGTCGATAGCATTCCCCTCCACCGAGGCCTTGCCCACCGTGACCGGTACGGCAATCCTGGCATCGATCAAGCTCTTCTGGTCCTTCATCCGGATCCTCCTTAGGCTTCAGCCTTGATGAGCACGATGGCTTCATAGTTCTTGATACCCGCACCGGTGCGCTTCTCGGTGTGGAACTTCACGAATCCCGGTTTGGTGTAGGGATCCCGGATCATGGTCATCCCCTTGCGGTCGCGGATCGCATAGGCCTTCTTCGGATTCATCAACGCGGCGAACGGAAGTCCCTCGGCATTGTCGATGTCGGGCATGTAGTCGTTGATGACGACCCCGAGACCGATCAGGCGGTCGGGTTGCCCATCCTTGATGGAATCTACCCACAGCGGCCGGCCGTTGTCGTCCACAAACCCTTCCATGACCGCGGCCGTGTCCGAGTTGGTGACAATCACCGCACCGGTCCGGTAGGCGACCTTCAGCAGCTTCTTCGCGGTGCGGAAAACCTGCACGGGATTCGCTTCGGCGAACGAAAGGGCCTTTCCGGTCTTCACCACCGGAACCTTGCCCCATTCCAGGTCCTTCTTCTTGGCGCAGAGCTTGGTCGGGTAGCTGAGGATCCCGCGAGCCTTCTTCACCCCGTTTCCCAGGACGAAGTCCTCCTCGTCCTGCACACCGAGAGCCTCGGAGATGGCGAAGGTCAGCTCGGCCGCCAGATCCTCGTCCGGATCCTCGAGCGCCTGGTTGCTGATCACCGGTTCTGCGTACTGGGTGTGGATGGGAATGCGGATCTGCGCATATTTGGGAGTCTCGGTCTCCTCACGCTCATCGTTTTCCCCGACATGTCCAGCCGCCGCTCCCTTCACGCGAACGTTGATAACCACCTCGTCGCTGTTGGTGCCGCGAACATCCGCGATCGAACGCATGCTTCCTTCGGTCGCCGCCAGATGCATGATGCCCGCCTCGATCTCGGGAGTGACGAAGAATCCCCCGTCCTCGTTCGAGCTGGTCCGGGTGACGGCACTGAGATTTCCCCTCACCGCACCGACGAACGCGGTGATAGCCTCCGCCCGTTTGGCACCCTTCGCATCCAGTCCGGTGATACCCTCGCGCTGGACCTTGGCCAATATCGCTGTGACCTCATCCTTCTGTTTCGTCATCTCCGCCTTCAACGCATCCATATCACCGGCAGAGCCCCTTGCCTTCTCCAATGCGTCGATGCGACCGGAGATCGCAGCGATGGAATCCGCAAGGGCCTTCAGTTGTTTCATCAACTCGTCCATTAGAATACCTCCAAATTTTTCCGAATGCCTGCGACAAGCCTGAGTGCAGGGCCGAAATCCTGGCCACCATCCCGGTGTTCCGCTTCCCCTCCATCCCGGAGGGAGAAGCCTTTCGCGAGGATCGCCTTTGCCCGGGAATCGGAGAAGCCCGCATCCCGCAGGGCCTCCTCGGCTTCCCGGACCGTCGGCTCGTCTTCAACCACGATCTCCGACGGAGCGTGGTGGAATTTCATGGCATATTTCCGTTTCAACGAGGCCGCAGCCTCGACTTCGGTCTCCTCGGTCGCAAATCCGATCTCCATGGCTTCCGACGCATTGAACCAGGTCTCATCATCCATGAGCCTCCTGATCTCGTCGGATTCCCTTCCGATCGCATTCGCATAGATGTCCACGATCTGGTCGGTGATCTTGTCCAAGGTCTCCGCAGTCTTGCGCATTTCCCCGGCTGTCCCCAGCGCACATCCCCACGGGTTGTGGATCATGACCATCGCTCCCGTGTATACGATCCGGTGCGAGGCGGCGAGCATCACAACACTTGCCATCGATGCGGCCAATCCCATCACATGGACCGTGATCTTGTCTTTCAGGGGATAGAGCGCATTGTAGATGGCCATACCCTCGAATACGTCCCCACCGGGACTGTTCAGATACAGGTTCAGCGACGACTTGTCCCTCACCGCCTGCAGCGCGTTGGTGAACGCCTGGGCAGTGACTCCCCACATGCCGATCTCATCATAGATGTAGATGTCGGCGGATTCGGCTTTCGCCACGATCCGATACCATTTGCCCATATCAGTCTCCTGTCCCGGCGGTCTCGTTGTTCATCGGCTTGAGGAACTCGTCCCCGCCTTCATACGGATTCATGTTCTCCTTCCTCCGGATCTCGTTCGCCGAGAGGAATCCCGAGTCGCGACCCACCTTGTACGCCTGGTATCGGGAGAGCAGGTTTCCCCGCTCCAGCGAATCGATCAGGAATTCACCGTACAGAGAAGGATCCTGCAGGCATTGCAGGGTGACGGCGCTCTCGATCCGGCGGCACCAGGGAGCGATCGTGAACCTGGCGAACTGCTGTCCGAGGTTCTCGATGTTGCTGAACGTCGCCTTGTCATAGTTCCCGATCATGTACACCGGAACCCGGAACAACCCCGCGATCTGCGAGTCCGAGTATTTGTTCGTGTCAAGGAACTGGCTGTCCTCGTTGGTCAGCGAGATCTTCTCGATGGTCTTCCCATCGTCGAGGATGGCGACCTTATTCCCGTTCCTGGCCGAACCGTAGGTGTCTTCCCACCGCTTCTTGAACTGCTTGAATGCCCCTTCGTCCTTGAACTTGTTCGGATTCCTGATCACCAGCCCCGGCATGGCCCCGTTGCGGAAGAATGCGGATCCGTAGCGGTTGATCGCCTGGTTCTTTCCCAGCGTGTCCGCCTGGTAGCGGATCACCGATTTCCCGTCATGCACGATCAGGTAGAGGACCTCGTCCTGAGAGTACCGCTTTCCGTCGATGATGAACTCGTACCCATGGTCCGCGGTGTCGACCACGGTCACCAGGTCCGGATTCGACACCGGAAGAAGGTCGTGGACCTCGCCGAACACGCGCACCTTGATGGCGAAGAACTTCCCCCTGAGGGCGAGGTGCCAGATCACCCGCTCGAAGAACTCGAACGGGGTGTCGGTGGGATTCGGCTTCTTCAGCGTCTTCGCGAAGGCATGGTCCTTGACCACCTCGCGGTTCCCGTCCCGGTCGGTCCGGTACAGTTTCAGCGGTAGGGTGGCGATCGTCTCGGCCAGGACGTTCACACATGCATACACTGCGAACAGCCGCTGGGCGCTTTCCACGCTCACCTGCTCGCCGCTCATGGTGACGTACCCGCTTTCACGGAGGCTGGCCGCAAGTTCCCCGATATCCATGAGTCCGAACAGTTTTCTGGTAACAAATCCCCTCAGACTACCCACAGGCTGCCATCGTCCTCCTCTTCTCCCTCGTCCTGCATCGACAGGCCCAAGGCCATGATCGTCGCCACGATCCCATCGATCCGTCTGCCGGTCTTGCGCCTGTCGGGTTTCACCGGCTTGATGTTCCCCGCGGAATCCTGTTCGACCTCCACGCAAGCGGCATTCCATGCCAATACTGGATTCTTACCATGCCGGAGCCGCTTTCCGGTGAAAAGCGTTTCAAAGAACTTCGACATGGGACTCATGGTCGCGAAGCCTTGCCTCACCGCCGCCATCACCATCCCCTCGGACTTCATGTGCGTCACGATCTGGCTCGCATTCCAGGGATCGTATCCCGTTGCCACGACGTGATATGTATCGGCAAGACTGCGGAGGTCCGCCTCGATGAAGTCCTGGTCTATGATGTTTCCCGGAGTGGCTGTCAGATATCCCTGGTCCCGCCACAAGGCATAGGGGACCTTGTCTTTTTTACTTTTCTCGTCGATCGCATCCTCCGGCATGTAGAACCTTGCGAGGATCTGATAGTCAGTCTCCAGATCCACCGGAGGAAACACCGCGACGACAGAGGACAGGTCGTCGGTGTTCGCAAGGTCCATTCCGACAAAACAGTTCCTGCCGGCCAACGCCTCGGGATCGACCGCACCCCCGCACGCGTCCCATACCTCGGAGCCGATCCATGCCGTCTGGGAATCGCACCAGACGTTGAAGTTCTTCGTCTTCACGTCGTTCTGCTTCCTGGGTGATGCCAACGCCTGCTTTACCCTCGAGCTCAGGTACTCGTACTTCACCGAGACACCGAGGTTCGGGTTTGCCTTGATCCACACCTCGGGATCGTCCCATTCGTCCCCCTCGTCCAGCGTGTAGATGATGCAGAAGAAATCGTCCGGACCATCCCCGGCCAACGTGCGCACCGCCAGTTCACGCTCCTCCTGGAAGCACGGGCCGTTGCGGTTGGATCCGGCGGTGGTGATGATATACAGCAGCGGCTCCTCCCTGGCACCCATGCCGCTTTCAAGCACGTTCACCATGTCGGCCGTCTTGTGCGCGTGGTATTCGTCGATGATCGCCAGCAGCGGATTGAGACCGTCCTCGGTATCGGACTCGGCTCCCAATGCCCTGATGATGGAATCTCCGCCCTTCTGCTTGATGGTGGAGAACGTCTTGTAGATGTCCACCCGCTTCCGTAACGAGGGTTGCTTCATGATCTGCGCACGCACTTCGTTCCAGCATATCTTGGCTTGGTCGCGTTTTGTGGCGGCGCAATAGATCTCCGCACCCGCCTCCCCATCGAGGAAGAACACGTCCGATGCCTCGGTAGCGGCCATGGTGGTCTTTCCATTCTTCCTGGGGACTTCGATGTAGGATTTCCTGAACCGCCGGCATCCGTTGTCCTTGCGGATCCATCCGTGCAGGCACCATTTTATGAACTGCTGCCAACCTTCCAGCCGTATATTCTCGTTGCGCTTCGCCCATATCCCCTTCGAGTGTTTCAGCAGCTGGGCGAACCGGATGGACTTGAGGGCCTTGCCTTCATCGAAACGGTAGGGAAAGGAGGGATCCTTCGAACGCTCCAGGTCCCTGACATGCCGTTGGACCGCCTGCCGGACAAACAGGCAGGAGGGAATCCTTCCACGAAGTATGTCGTCGATATATTGCTGGCCCCTGTGGTCGTCTCCCACTACCGGTTTTCTAGGCATGTTCCGACAACAGCTCCTCCATCGGGTCGACCTCCTTCTTGCCATCCGACACGTCGATGCGGTTCCGGGAGGCCGGATTCAAACCGAACTGGGTGGAGTAGCGGAGGAAATCGGAGCGGGCCTTTTCCATCACGATCAGCTCGGGCATGTTTTTCCGCTCAAAACCACGCGATTTCATGTATTTTTCTAGCGTCCTTTTGCGCTTGAACTCATCGTGGTTGACGATGTACTCGGCTTCCTTCCACTGGCCGTAGGTGGCTGCGGTCACCTCGAAGGAGGAGAGGTCCACGCTGGTGAGGACTCCGGTCTGCATGAGCTCCTCTATGTATTCGTTCCAAAAAGATTTGGCCCATTTGTTGAGGCTGGCCGGCGGCTTGATTTTCGTGTCGACCGGAGGTGCCGGCTCCGGCTCCCTCACCGGGTTCCGGGAGGGTTTGAAGGTGCCTTGGATGATCTTTGTCTTACTCGGTTTTCTCGGTCTTCCAGCCATTTTATGAAAATTCCCATTTTGCACCTGTGCACAGCCAGGTTCACCCACGGTATAAAACCGTCAGGTTGCAGGTATTCTACCCACCCCCCGGGGAAAGACTGAGAAAAGTATTTCAATCAAATTTTTATAATTGACAACACAAATTATCAGATTTATCCTGCGAAGTGATGTTGTCGACTAATTGGTAAGTGCCGGCCGATAATAAATTATTTTAAAGCCGGTGATGTAGGTTCGAGCCCTACCGACATCATTTTGGGGGACTATGGAGACTATACTTCTTAAACGTTATTTAAAATCACTCGGTCACGTTATTCATTCGTTGAACACTGCATGTGTTAGCTTAAGTACACTTGAAACTATAAAATCCCCCAAGCTACCAGAAGACATGAATATTTCTTGGCATACAGATGATATTTCTGCATCGACAAGACAAGCGCGAATTTTCTTAATAAAATCGTCAATGGTTTTTTTAGCAGAAAGCCTCAACACCTATGTTGAAGATTTTCTTAAAATTTTGAATATTAATTGTAAAGAATCTAAAGCTGAGCGACTTGATCAAGCCTTTACCTTAGGATGCTCTTACATTGATCAACACAAGTATTTACTAGTTAAACTCTTGCTTCTTTGGCGTAATAAAATCGTCCATGGATCTAATGTGCAGCTATACAAGGCCGAGAAGGAACAATTGAAAGTGGATAGAGAAATCATCCTCGCAGAATATTGTAATCTAGATATTGAAATATTATTATCTGATTATGAGCAGAATAGACCAACACTAAAAGAGGCATCATCTTTTTCAGTTGTTTCAATACAGGTGATCAGGTGTTTGGATAGCTATTTGATTTCTAGGTCTGAAAGCGAAGATATCCAAACTAAGTTCGTTTCCATCTTAGGATTGGATGACATATTAACGCAAATCAATAAAAACCCCGATCCAATCAAGAGAAATAAAAAGCTAAACCAATTTTATTTATCTTATGGCTTAAAAAAATAATATCTACAGAAGACCTATTATCGAAAATTTGGGTACCATATAAATTGAACCTTATTTCCATCCACATCTATGAGCTGATCTACAACTCGGGGATTAGGGAATTTTTGATTACATACAATACCATAACGTTCAGACCCAATATCAAATAGGAAAATTACTAGATTTTGATAACGCTTCAATTCAAAAATTGAATACCTGTAAATTAGTCTGGATTCCGTGTCACCTCCATCAGCCTCCCAGTTATGAATGGGATCCTTGAGCACTCCATGAAGTAGTGGCCAAATTTCGTTGGATGTTCCATATCTTGAATATCTCCTTAACGCCTCATATTGTTCATCAAATACACCGTCTCCTATACCTTTAAAAAGTAATTCAAGAGCAATCTTGCCAAGGAATCTACCAATATTTACAACCATATACGGAGTCATCACAATTTCAATTTTATTATCTGCAAGCATTTTGTTGAATCTTTCGTCCTCAACTATCTCCACTTCTATTCTATTTGCATCATCGCCATTATAGGGGAAAAATTTCAGCCCATAATCACTTCTTGGATGATATGATGGAATTTTACCAGAATTTTTTTCTGGACGGGATAGATCGAAAATGGGTTCACGATTTTTTTTTGTTTTAATATTTAGCAATACCCTATAAAAACCTAAACAAGATTTTGAGAGAACATATTGTTCAATTTCTTTTCCGAAATATTTTTGACAAGAATCACATACACCATCTCTTTCTAGAATATCATCTGTATTACCTAAAGATTCTGGAATGATATGTTCAATTGTGGTGAAAGGTCCTTCAGAATTACAAAAAATGCATTTCCCCACTATTACTCCTCCCACTGCATTTTCCCGTCAGAATAAGCACCCAAATGATGAAATCCATGCTCTAGTAGGTAGCTGGATATTTATGACTTTAAGCCAGAATTCATATTCAGATATCAGAGTTCAAATGACAATTGTGGATTAATTAACAAAGGTGCGGGAGGAAAGACCCCAATAATTGAAAAGAAATTTGGATATCCTTTCAGATGGTGTTCCATTCTGGTTCCAACAAAAAAATATACATCCTTCTTTTTTGCAAAATCATCAAAATACTTCTGTCGAACTTTTTCGAGAGCAACTGTAGGACTACTCGCATATCTTAAAAACAAGGTTGCTATTTCCCAATCTTCAATCATGAGATCGTATTCATTGTCTTCTTCATCTAGGAATTTATAGCCAAATCGATATGGTATCGATCGTGCCATCTTCCAATATGCAGGGATATCATTAGAAAACAAATCCTGTTGGAGACTCAATCTTTCCAAAATTGCTTCTTTTTTTGAATCAAGCTTCTTGGTGTCTATGGAGCTAATAGTGAATTCTTTGATTTTTTTTGGTTTGAATACAGCCAAGGAAGTACAAGTACCTTTAGGATCAGCATCTACCAATAGCAATTTCATGCTTTTATATACATTCTTCAAACAGAGATCTCTTCGAAATGGCCAATGAACTCCACCGGTTTCAACTTTTCCAACAATCTTCAGACTATCAATGTTGCATCGATATGATTCCGGTCTTCTATCCAATTTACCTGATCGCTTTTCAACCTCGACTTCTATCCATTCATACTTTTTGAATTGTTTTTCCTGCTCAAGCATCCTGAACTTTATTGGGTATATCCTAATCCAATCTCCATCTTCAGTTATCCCAGCAGTACAAACAGTCTCAATATATTTGTTCGCAGGAATCGGGTATGTCTTGACTGTTATCAGTATCTTTTTTTTCTCCATTCATGCTCCATCATAGGATATGTTGAACCGGTATTTCATTATTGAATTGATTGCAGAAATATGCCAAGTGTGTACGGTGACATTCTAAAGGATTCTTTTCGAAGCAAAGAAGTGCAACATTCTGGGTTGCAGTGCTCTTTATGATCTCATCAATAGATTCCGTATTCAAAGGCAAGATATTATCCTCATACCACTTAAACAACTCCATCCTTCGGCCTGTTGGTAGATATTCGTTTCTAATTTCGGTCGGGATACCGACTTTGGGAATATGAGTATATTCGATATTAACCTCACCTAAATATTTTCTCAATCGAGATTTGGAGAAATCCTTTTTCATACTGATGGGGTTTTTCCTGACATCAATTACCATTTTGATATTTTTACCTATCAATTTTAGGATGAAACTTTCAATATTCAGGCCTTCATATCCAATTGTATAGAGCGCGCGTGGTGCCGATTTGATAATATCTGTTGATTTTTTAAGATTACGTTGAAATTCTTCGTCAGTTCCCATCCGCTCAATCCATTCACTATAAATCGTATAGAAAGGACGCTCTTTATATGCAATGTTGACCAATTCTGGTGTGGTGAGATTCCCGTATTTACGCACTACCGATGAGACAATTGCCGAATCATCTCCCTTCAACACAATGTCCAGATTATCAAGAGCTGAATTATTTAGGATCACCTTCGAAAAAATCTTATTGTTCTTGTCCGGAATGAATGAAATAAACCCCTGGCTCTCGAGAATCTTTTGATCAGTATGTACCGTAAAAGAATAACAACCATACTTATTTGGCACAAAATCATATGTTCTAGGTTTGTCTTGCCTTAAAGATATCAAAAATAGGAATTTTTGGAGCTCAACAAAATTCACAGGCTTATCTAGTTTTTTTAGAAGGGACAAGAATAATTTTCTGCGATAATACATAAGCCCTCCTCGCTGACAGTATACATTCTAGACATAAAATAACAACCTCCCATAAAATTGAATTACCTCTTTTTCATGAATCGGCCCTTGAAGTCGCGCTTGTTATCCTCTGTCGCCGTCTTGTGTGAATGCTCAGAACGGAGCCGGGGAACCAGTGCATACTTGCGGTGGTCAGGCTCTATTTCCGGATTGTACGGAGGATTGTGGTCCACATCGTATTCGGGCCACAGGTGCCGGGGAATCCCGGAACCCTGCAGCACCTCCTCACGGATCTTCCGCCAGGTGCCGCCATATCCCCGCGCACTCGGAGATTCCCGCTTGGGTCGGAACACGCGCTTCTCGCACTGTCGGCAGGCAGGGGAAGCCGGATCGCAGATCCTCCGTTTCACCGCGCACCAGGTTACGGTATTTCGTTTCGCCATGCGTTACCTCGCTTCCATATTCGACAGGTCGGTTCGGAAACGGGAGCACTCGTTGCCATCCTGGAAAATCAGGTAATCCTCCTGCAGCGTCCCCAACCGCCTGTCCACAGATTTCGGGGTGATCCTGAACCGTTTCGCCAGGTCCAGCAGGTCCACCGTTTCCGGCCAATAGGGTATTGCCTCGAGCAACCCGGTGTTCAACTCCGACAACTCCGGACGCTGGTAATGCTTCTCCGGAACATAGGTCCGTGAATTCACCCGGGTGCCCGCACATGCGTATCCTCTCATTTCCGTTTCCCCTTCAGGTGGGTGACATTGAACTCGTAGTCGAAGTAGACGTTTCCGATAGGATCACCCGATTTGATTGCACGATAGATCTCGACACTGTCCACTTCCGCCGCCTCGGCCGCAGCAGCGATGCTCTCATAGCTCTCGCACCCGTGATTCTGTTCGTCTATCCACCAGTTGGCGACCACAGGAGTCCTGCTTCCAGTCATGCCTTCTCCCCAATCCGCTTGAACCGATATCCCCGCTTGGTTGTCCTTCCCGAACTGATGTAGGTGAGCACCGTCTGCCAGGAGAGCCCGCACATGGCCGCCGCTTCGGTGGGAGACTTGAGTTTGCCGACCTTCCGTCCATTCAGGTACACCTGGACGGACCTTTCGATATGCATGTCCATCCTCGGCTGGCTCTTCCGGTCGAACCGGTATCCGCCGACCTCTTTTCCCGTCTTCAGCGACGAATAGACACTCTGCGAGGACAATCCGGTGAATTCCGCGGCTTCCTTGACCGTCCTGGTCGCCTTCAACATCTGCTTTTCCCGGAATATGCCGATCAGACCCTTGCGGTACCACTCGGGGACCACGATCTCCGGCTTGGGTTTCGCCTTTGCTTCCGGTTCCTCCAACGGATGGTCGTCGACGATGGCATGGTACTTCTTGAGCACGTCCGATTCGTCCAGATCCCCAAGGTTGCACATGAGGCTGAAATGGCGCCCGGATTCGAAGAACAGCACGGCTTCCTGCCGCTTGGCGTACGGACGCTTCGGATCCAGGTCTTTCAGGGACACCGAGACCACGCTCTTGGCTAATTCCCGCATGCCTTCCAGCTGCTTCGGTACGGTCATACCCGCCCCTGCCGCTTCTTCAGCTTCCGGTAATCGTCCCCTGTGACCTCGAAGGTCTTTCCCATCGATATCCGGGAAATGCTCGCATCGGACAGGTGCTTCTTGAAGGTGCCCAGATCCATGTTGCCCAAAAAGACGGTCTTCTTCTTCCGGCTCACCCTGGTATCGATGATGTCGGCCAACGACTGCACGCTGTATTCGCTCCAGGGGGCGATACCCATCTCGTCCATCACCAGCACATCGCAGGAGGTGTAGCGCCTGAACACCTCCTCCTCGGTTGGTCCGCCTTTCTTGGAAAAGGTCGATCGGATCTGCCTGAGCAGGGCTCCCTCGGTCACATACAAGGCGCTGAATCCACGGACGATCATTTCCCGCAGCATCGAGCAGGCGACGTGCGTTTTCCCAACCCCCGGATTACCAAGGACGACCATGGTCCTGTCCCTGTTCTCCACAAACAGCCGGGAATACTCGAAGAAACCCCGGTGGGGATCTTCCCACCCGTCGAAGGTGTACGTTGAGAAGGATTCGTCCAGGTAATCGTCGGGAATCCCCGCATCGATCATCCGGTTGCGCAATTGCAGTGCGGGATCCTCCCGCCTCCGCTTGAATTCGGTGGCTTCGGCAGCCGACTCCTCCTCCACGCACCTCAGGCACTTGCCGACATACTCGACTCCGAACTGGTCGGTTGTCGCGAACACCCCCACTGGTCCATGCTTCGGACACTGGATGATTATCCTGCGGAGCTTGGTGCCGAATGTCGTGTTCCCGATATGCTGCGCTGCGTTCGTCAAAGGCCTATCCATGGTCATTCCTCCTACAACTCGACTTCCCGGGTGGTCTTTCCCGCCCAGGCATCGTTGAACCGCCCAGCACGGAACAGCTGTTCGCTGCTGCGTTGCGGATCCAGGACTACCACATCCTCCCAACCCTTCCGGCGAAGCCAGGTCGCGGGATACGGGATGAATTGCCCGCCGTCCTTCTGCCAATCGGGACTCTGCGATTGCGTGGCGATCGCTGCCAGGATCGTCTCGAAAAGTTCCCGGGAAGGCGCGAGCTTCCTCCAAGCCTTCTCGGCATCCCCTTTTGCCCGCCTCTTCGGATACAGGCTCCAGAACTGGTCGAACCGGTATTGCTGGGATTGGAGCTCGGTAACCCCGCGTTGCCCCTCGGGGGGTAAGGGGGGTATATGTTTCTTATCTTGTAGAAGAGTCTTTCTAGTAGAAGAGTCTTTTGGTCGGACACTTTTGTCCGACCCCCTGGTACAAATCTGTCCGACCCCCTCACCCAAAAGTGTCCCACCCTCGGACAATTCTGTCCGACCCTTTCCGCCATATTCCAGCTCGGAATCAAGGTCTTCGTCCGCCGGTTCTGTCCGGATCCAGGCATCGTCGATCAGGGTGGCATATACAGCCTCGTTGATACGGTAGCAGCTGAATGTTCCCCCTTCCCTGAGGGTGGTATGCTCCATCACACCAGAGGCCTGCAGCTTCTCGAAGCGGCGCGATATCGTCTTTGCGGATCCGCCGACAATCGGGATATCGCCAAGGACCCCCGCATAGTTGACCCATACCCAGCCAACCCCGTCGATGGTCATCTTGCGCATCTTCCCGGTCGCCTGGTAATCGATGAACCACCTGAGTATCATCGCCTCATCCATCCCCAACCCCAGCTCCATCAACCGTTGTTGGGAAAATCCCAATACCGTGTATTTCATGCCGTCACTCCCTTCCAGATTCCTTCAGGCACCAGTATCCCAATGCCCGCTGGCAAATCTCGTTGTTGTCGTTCCAATACAGTTTCGCAGGACACTGGTCACACCGCATGTTGAGCAATATTCCGCAGACATTCCTTCCAACGGAGCTCACGAAGGCTTCCAGGTGCCGTGGTGGCAACAATGGACCGGCCCAGCGGAATACCCGCATGAGTCCGAGCTCCTTCGCTTCAGCGGCCACAGTCCGATCTTCCAACCCAAGATGGACGAAGCTGTCGGGAGCAACCCGATTGGCCTGTTTCCCCACAGCTTCCAGCCTGAGCACGGCCTTCCCCATCTTTTCCCTGACCGCCTTGGGCATCTTCTCCAGATCGATTCCATACCGCTGCATCAGTCCACCAACCAGCTCTTGCCCATCAAACTCATCCATCCGTTGCGGTTTCGACCAGGCTTGCCTTCCCATTCCCTCTGAAGCCGTTCCTTGTACACCCGGCCGATACCGGGTGTGTCGTGCAATTCCATATGGCAATCGTGGCAAAGCTCCATCACAAAGTCTTCCCGCTCGGAAATCTTCCGGAAACACCCGCCGAAGACGTGGTGCCATTCGGTGGATCCGTACTTCCCGCAGCGCCTGCAGATACCCCGCTTCTTCCGTTTCTTCATGGCCGTAGCGCTTCCTCGAGGTAATCGAACCACGGCTTGACCGGAACTCCCAGCGATACCGCTATGGATATCTCCAAACCCATGCCCTTCGAAGGCAGATGGGTATCGACCATGGCAAGCTCCCCCTTGAAGAGGAGGACGTCCATCATCGCCTTGATATCGATCGCCATATGGGTTTCCCATGAAGCTTCCGCCGGATGGTCCAATTCGAAGGGATTCACCACGGTGTACCCCGCCGACCTGAGGATCTCGGATACTTTACCGAATTGATCCTTAGCCTGTTTGTTGTGTGTGATCGGACCGGTAAGATACAGGTCTTTCATGTTGCCTCCAATACGGGCAATGCCCGCATTACGTCGCTGATACCCACTTTTCTTGGGTACCTTTTGAAATCCTCCGTCAGGGTGTATGCTGATATAACCAAGATCACCAAACCAATCAGGAGGTATAGATGCTAAAATACCCAGCTTTCTACGATCAATTTTCATGCCCTAAATGTGGTGAACCCTTTGAACCGATCATTATCAATCTGTCAGCCCAAGTTGCAGCATTGAACAAGGAAACAAGAGGACCAATGAGAACAGATGAATACCGGGACTTATCGATTGTCACTTGCTGCAAGTGTGATACTGTCATCGGTGTTCTTCCTGTCGATCAGGAGAATCGGAAGTAATCTGATAGCGTCGGTTCGGAATTACAAGGACAGCGTTAAGGTTCTCATCAGGATTCAACCTGATCATACATTGGGTTCCATCTGTATGTTCCCGAGCCTTTGCGAGAAAGGTCTTGAAGTACTCGTTGATTTCAGTGGGTAGTTCGATCTTCAATTCGCAAAACCCATTGAAGTTTGCATGCAATGCCGTGATGCTCGTTTCAGGAACTGCCTTCTGTAGATTGTCGAACGACGGAATGGTAATCATAAATCTCTCCTTTGTCTTTTCAGGAAATTGGACCGGCAGGGTTCGAACCCGCATCCTCTTGTTCCTAGTGCTCTGCCAGTTGAGCTACGGTCCCGAAATGCCCGTGTCACCGGGCTGTATCGTGATATTTACGTCCTCACAGGACGCCCCCTTTATGCGTAGACCGGCAAGGACAAGCCGTATTCCTCCAACTTCCGCTGGATGATCTGCTTCGCAGCCACCCGCCAGAACCCGCCATCCGTCTCCCACAATCCGATCTGGGCAGTCTTCTCCTCTCCCTCCCTCAACCGGACAATGAATTGGGATGCTGGCTGGTCGCATTCGGGGAATATCCGGAAAGGCTTCAGCAGCACCCGGGTCGGTACACTCGCAGCTTCCGCCGAGGCAGCGGACACTCCCCGCTGGACCGTCACCTTAGCGCTCATGCCGTCATCGGATAGGGTCACACCCTCGTCGATCCTCAACCGGCTGGTGGTCTTGAAAAGGTCCATGGCCGACTCGTCATAGAGGAACCGGGTCTGCAAATAGATGTTGAATGCCTCCGACGGCATGAACCGGTCGAACGGGAAGGATTCGATGTCTATCGAAGAGGTGGCCAGGAGTGTCCTCTGCGTATCGGTCTCATCGATATCGGAATAGAGGTCCACCGACAGGTCCTTGTTGATCACCACAATCGCACCGGCGAATTCGATGTCGTTCGGGTTTCCCTTCACGAATTCCACCAATGACTTCAAGGTGTTGAACTGCAGGCATTGTGGCCTGTCGACCTTGAACCGGAGTTCTTGATAGTGTTGGGGAACGAACTTGCCCCCCTCGAAATCGATGACACAGTTCTTCAGTGCCAATTCCTGGATTGCCTTTACCGCGCTTCCATCCATGATTCATGCCTCCTTGCCGTTCTTCATCGGCAACACGTTGTCCAGTTCAGGCTGGACTTCCTTTTCCCTGGACATGGCCACCACACCATCGTTGGTGAGTTCCATGAAGATCACGCTCTCGTCCGACTTGACCGGAGCCAAGGCCGACCTCGACTTCACCATGACCTTCGCGCTCGAACGGTCCTCCGACGGCACCACCTCGACCTCGATGGTGAGCTTCCGCTTCGTTTTCGGATCCGTGCTCGGATCCGCGATGTTCGCCAGGATCTTCGGCCATTCCCGACCGAACTGTTCCCGGACGACGCCCTGGTTGAAATCATGAAGGCTGCTGATGTCTTTCAATCCCATACGTCTTCTCCCTTCCCTTGGATGCGGCACCTCTACGGGCGGCCGCTGTTATCGTCCCTGACCCTTCGGACCGTGGCCGTAGGATTCCCGGTCGCTATCGCTCATGGCACCGATCCGAACCGCCTGGTATATCCCCAAAGCGAGGATTACCAGGAACAATCCGACCACCACTTTGATAATGAAGACTGTCATATGCGCTCCTTGTTGCCTTTCGCTATTCCCTCATCTGCCCAATAGACGAACTCCTCAAGCGTCGTGAGAGCAAGAGATCGTTCTTGGGTATCGGGAACAATTGAGATAAGCCTATATGCCGTTTGCTTTGCCACTTCCCGGATCTCGGTATAGGCTTCCGGTTGTCTTTCACGTCGTCTGCTATGGGTGAATCGTTTCTCGATATCCTCGTTGTGGATCCTGGCGGTAGTAGAGGATTCGTAGGTCTTATCGAAAATATCCGGCTTGCATGGGTAGAACTCGCCAGAGACACCCCTGATGATCCAATCCTTGGGAATCGCCAGCATGGTGCCTTCAAGTGTTTCTATCTCAAGACAAGGAACTCCTCCTTGGGTGCCCCCACCTAAATCGTGAATCTTTACCGGTAGATTCTTCCCTACGAAGGATGCAACTTCACCCTGATTCTCCCCGGTGTATTGGATTGCTTCGATGACAACCGGCTTCTTTCTAAATTTCATGACCTCCCCCTTAAAGGTGCCCGTTTCTGTAGGACGCCGGGCCAGCGCTCGTCTGCAATCCAACGGATGGCAGCCACAGTACTGCTGTATGAAGTAATTTCACCCATCCATACGGACCGGGTGTGCAATGGGATCGGCAGGATTTGAACCTGCAAGCCTTCGATACTGGTCTAGCTTTCACAAAGGCACGCTCCTGCGTCTGCGCGCGATTACCAAGTTTCGCCACGATCCCAAAATGCAGCACGTTTCGCGGATCTCCCGGTGTGCCACTCCGGCCAATGAAGGTTTGACGTAACCCCGTCCGACTTTGATGTGTATAACGATGTACATTTGGAGTACGCCACCCATACGGGCCGACGGTTGTTCCGGACGACTCTCCGGAAAGAGTTGTTACACAGGGGTTGGTGCAAGGTTTGCTTGCCTGACAAAAATCAACGGCTTTCTGCCGTGTTGTTCACATGGATGAAAGACATGTCCTCAACTTTGGATCGTGGGAACCTCCAATCGGAACCGACCCGCCTGGCTTCGCATTCTCCAAGTCGAGCCATTCGGGAAAGCTTCTCTTTGGAAATTCCAGTGATCTGCTGAGCTTCTTTGGTGTTGATCCATTCGTCCTTTTTGGATGGCTGCTCTGTTGTAATTGTGGCTAACACTTCATTAACCGCCGTCTGATAGGCAGTCGCTGCGAAAACCATTCGCTCGAAGGCTGACCTATCCAAGACGATCGTATTGTTCCTCATTTGGTATCCTCCTCACTTATCTCTGAATGCATACGGATGAATTGGCTCTTGTCTTCAGAAACAAAGGCTTTCACACGCTGCGTTCTCTCAATGACTGCTTTGATTACAAATTCCCCAAACCCCTCCTTTGATGCTGCTGCTGCAGCTTTGGCAGCAAAAAAAATATCTTCGTCTGGGGTACCAGGGAATCTATACTGTTTTACGATTGTATTCTTACTCATAAGTCGATTATTACGACTAAATTCGTATTTAGTCAAGTTAATTCTGTCATTTCTTCCACTTTTCCATTTATTTCTACGAAAGTAGTGGTAGACTCTGATTGAGGAGTTAAGATTTTGAACGAAAAGAGTGCTGGTTTTTGGAATCGTGTTGACCAACTACTTAAGGACAAGAACATGAGAAAAGCAGACCTCATGAGACTGTCTGGGGTTGATCAACGAACCATCTCAAAAGGAATCTTGCTCGACACAATGCCGTTACTCGATAACGCACTGAAGGTCGCGGCCGCGTTAGGTGTGTCGGTCCAATATCTTTTATACGGTGTTGAGGAGAAGGAAGTTGACGCGGATCTTGAAGAGGCGTATACCGCCATTTATAAGAGTCGACGCCAGACTGAAATTGCGAAGATTCTTCCCTCACTGAATAGTGAACAATTATCTGCACTTGAATCTATGATTCAGTCGTGGGGGTTTGCTCCAAAATCAAAAGGAAGGGAGGATTCCACTTATGGCGGTGGAGGTAGTGGACACACCAAAGCTCTTGCTTAATATTTGATTTCCTTTCAGGCGATCTTATATAAATTGCTAGTCTTCGAAAACATGTCAACAAGTTTGGTGATATATCAAATGTTTGGACTATTCTCTGGACACCTGGAGGATGGATCGGATGCCGGGGGAAGGCCTGAACAGAGGCGCGATTCTTGCGTAATCTACAAGTTTCCAAGTGGAGAGGTGGGTTGAGAGAAGATGTTCCAATTGGTACCGTTTGCGTAACCTATTTGCCTCAGTCTTGCATATCTACAAGTAAGTGCTAGGATTAGACTCAAGCTATCTTGAAGAGGGAATGAATATGAAGATGATCGTTGGGTTGTATGGAGCTGGTAACAGTGGGAAAACCACAACGCTGAACTTGTTGATTAAACTATTTCAAGCGAAAGAATCAGGATCGGTTTGCATCTATTATGATGGAAATGAGAATAATGAAATCGATTGCAAAGCTATCTTTAGATATCATAATCAGATAATCGGTATCACTACCGGGGGAGATTATGAAGCCACGCTCAAAGAAAATTGTGATTTCTTCAGGAAATATGATTGTGATGTTATGTTCACCGCCACGAAAACCTATGGCAGCACGAGAGATGTATTAACTAATTTCGCAGAGGAAAGAAAAACAGAATTGATTTGGATAAGGAAATTCTATTCCTCTCTAAAAAATGATGAGGAAGGAGATAACTTACATCAGGCGAAAAACCTTCTTAGCATGATTTCTTAGTTTGAGGATTTTTAATAATGAACTTAAGGTTTGAAAAAGGTGCTATTGCAATCAAAACGCAAGTAATTCTTTCACTATATATTACACACTCAGTCGAGTGGAAGCGTTTACAAAGTATTACGGAGGACTTTTTATGCAAAAAGATGAGTTTGAAAAGATGATGGATGAATTCGGTTTCTTCCGGTACGAGGATAGAATATATGCATTAACAGAGAGTATCGAATCAAATATTCGAGCTTACATCAAGGGAGGAAAGGAACTTGGCGAGGTAAGTATGTGTCGAGCAATTGACGAACAAAGTAATGAATTTGAAGTAATCTGGGCATCTTCAGATATTACGCAAGAAATGAGCCAAGCCATGACTCAAGTGAATAAGCTTGGTCAAAAAAAAGAATTTTCAAAACCATGGATAATTAATCAAATAGATAATTAA